TTAGATCCGTGTCTTTAATGTATAGAGCATTTCCAGCGCGCGACGCGGCGTCAGGTCGTCGAGGTCGAGCTTGGCCAGTTCGTCCAGGACCGGATGCGGCAGGCTGGCGAACAGATCGCTTTGCATCGGCGCGGCCGGTTTCCCCGGCTTGGCGACGGGAACCTCGTGGGGCAGGCTGGTGGTTTCCAGGCGGCTCAGGTGTTCACGGGCGCGGCTGATCACATCGTTTGGCACGCCTGCCAGTTGCGCCACCGCCAGGCCGTAGCTCTGGCTGGCCGGGCCGGGCAGTACATGGTGCAGGAAGACGATCCGCTCGTTGTGCTCGGTGGCGTTGAGGTGCACGTTGGCCACCAGCGGTTCGCTTTCCGGCAGCACGGTCAGTTCGAAGTAGTGGGTGGCGAACAGGGTGTAGGCCCGCAGGCGCGCGAGACGCTCCGCCGCGGCCCAGGCCAGGGACAGGCCGTCGAAGGTGCTGGTGCCGCGGCCGACTTCGTCCATCAGCACCAGGCTGCGCTCGGTGGCGTTGTGCAGGATGTTGGCGGTTTCGCTCATTTCCACCATGAAGGTCGAGCGCCCGCCGGCCAGGTCGTCGCTGGAACCGATCCGGGTGAAGATCCGGTCCACCAGGGACAGCTCGCAACTGGCCGCCGGCACGAAACTGCCGATATGGGCCAGCAGCACGATCAGGGCGGTCTGACGCATGTAGGTGGATTTACCACCCATGTTCGGACCGGTGATCACCAGCATGCGGGTGCTGTCGTCGAGCGCCAGGTCGTTGGCCACGAACGGCGTGGTCAGCACCTGCTCGACCACCGGGTGGCGTCCCTGGCTGATGCGCATGCAGGGCTCGTCGACGAAGCGTGGGCAGTTCAGGTCCAGGTTCAGTGCGCGCTCGGCCAGGTTGCTCAGCACATCCAGCTCGGCCAGGGCCGCGGCGGTGTCCTGCAGCGGCGGCAGTTCGCCGATCAGGGTTTCGAGCAGGGCCTCGTAGAGCATCTTCTCCCGGGCCAGGGCACGACTCTTGGCCGACAGGGCCTTGTCTTCGAATTCCTTGAGCTCCGGGGTGATAAAGCGCTCGGCGCCCTTGAGGGTCTGGCGCCGGATGTAGTCCGCCGGTGCCGATTCGGCCTGCTTGCTGGGCAGCTCGATGAAGTAGCCGTGGACCCGGTTGTAGCCGACCTTGAGGTTGGCCAGGCCCGTGCGAGCTTTTTCCCGGGCTTCGAGGTCGATGAGGAACTGTCCGACGTTTTCGCTCAGTGACAGCAACTCGTCCAGCTCGGCGTCGTAGCCGGTTTTCAAGACGCCGCCGTCGCGGATGATCGCCGGCGGGTTATCGATGATGGCGCGCTCCAGCAGGATCGCCAGCTCCGGGTAGGTCTTGGTGGTGAGCGCCAGTTGCTTGAGGTGCGGGGCGTCCAGTTCGAGCATCGCATCCTGCAACTGTGGCAGGGCGCCGAGGGCGTCACGCAGGCGTGCCAGGTCGCGCGGGCGGGCGTTGCGCAGGCCGATCCGCGCGAGGATCCGCTCGATGTCGCCGATTTCCTTGAGCTGCGGTTGCAGTTTTTCGAAGCGATAGCTTTCCAGCAGGCAAGTGATGGAACTCTGGCGTGCCTGCAAGACACGCAGGTCGCGCAGCGGGCGGTTCAGCCAGCGGGTCAGCAGGCGGCTGCCCATGGCGGTCTGGCAGCGGTCGACCACCGATTGCAGGGTGTTGTCGCGACCGCCGGCGAGGTTGGTGTCCAGTTCCAGGTTGCGGCGGCTGGCGCCGTCGAGCACCACGGTGTCGTCCAGGCGTTCATGGCGCAGGCTGCGCAAGTGGGGCAGGGCGGTGCGCTGGGTTTCCTTGGCATAGCCAAGCAGGCAGCCGGCGGCGCCGATGGCCAGGGTCAGGGTTTCGCAGCCGAAGCCCTTGAGGTCCTGTACGGAAAATTGCTGGCAGAGACTTTTTTGCGCGGAATCGCGTTCGAAATCCCACGGGGCACGGCGACGTGCCCCACGGCGTTTTTCCGCCGGCAGGCCCTGTGGCCAGTCGTCCGGGATCAGCAATTCCACCGGGTTGATCCGCTCCAGCTCCGCCAGCAGGTTTTCCCAGCCCTTGATTTCGAGGACCGTGAAGTTGCCGCTGGTGATGTCCAGCACGGCCAGGCCGAACAGGCGCTCGTCGCCGAGCACGGCGGCGATCAGGTTGTCGCGGCGCTCATCGAGCAGGGCTTCGTCACTGACGGTACCGGGGGTGATGATCCGCACCACCTGACGTTCGACCGGCCCTTTGCTGGTGGCCGGATCGCCGATCTGTTCGCAAATCACCACCGACTCGCCGAGTTTCACCAGCTTGGCGAGATAGCCCTCGAGGGAATGGTAAGGAATCCCGCACATCGGAATCGACTGCCCGGCCGATTGCCCACGGGCGGTCAGGGTGATGTCCAGCAGCTTGGCGGCCTTCTTCGCGTCTTCATAGAAGATCTCGTAGAAGTCGCCCATGCGGTAGAACATCAGTTGGTCGGGGTGCTGGTTCTTCAGGCGCCAGTACTGTTGCATCATCGGGGTGTGGGAGGACAGATCGGGGCTATTTTTACTCATCGGATACTTAGGCGGATTCGTTTTGAGTGGGGTGCGAAGTCGGGCGCCTGGCGCGGGACTTTTTCGATGGGGGCAAGGTTAACACGGGTGGTCGGATGTCCGCTGAAATGGCCTTTGAGGCTCGTTCAGTTGATACAATTCGGATGAGGAGAGGCTTTTTGATACGGTGTTATGGATCCCGCGAAGCGGCTAAGAATAGATCGTCCAAGGCGTGCGGGGTAACAGTGATAAAAAATGAAGAGCCCGGCACTTGGCCGGGCTTCTGCTGGTGACAAGCTATGGCTGGCTGGCGCGTTTCGCCTCAGCTTGCATCATTACGAGGTGCTGTTGCTTGGTGGCCTCGCTCAGAACCTCGCTGTATACACGCTTTTTCTGATCTGACTTTGCGTTACGAATAAAGTCGGCAAAGGAGCTTTTTGCGCCTTTGGCAAGGCCTAGCTTGATCGAGATCATGAATGTGCTCCTTAGGGTTGCCCGAGCTTGGCTTCCAGATCGGCCCGCGTGTACTGCTCAGGAATATGATAGTCAATTTTATCGACACCAGCTTTGTAAAGTCGCCCAGAGTTGTCGATATGCTTGATTAGTAGGTCCACGTGGACGTCGCTGCCATACTCTAGCTTAAGTGCGTTCACTACGTCACGGGCGGCGAAATACTGCTCGATGAAATGCTCCTTACGAATTCTTCTACCTTCCGCTTCCTCTCTGGCTCTCACGAAACTCCATGCCAGAAAAGGGTCTTGATAGACGTAGAGGATCTGTACGAATCTCTTTTTCCTCAACGAGCGCTCTACGTTCTTTCTCGCGACGGTAGGGTTTGAAAACGTTCCGTCAAGGATGAAGGACTGCCTTTGATTGAGTGAAAAATCCAGAATCTTTTCAACCAAAATCGATACGGCGGCTTGGAAAAGCCAGGAGTTTCCTCCTGAATAGGAAGAAAACTCACTACGAAGCTCGTCAGGGTCAACCCGCAGGATCGCGGTATCAGCAAAAAGATTCACAAGAGCAATTGACGCCTCAGTTTTCCCTGCCCCTGGCGAGCCCGCCATGAAAACTGACACCGGGGCGTCTTCTGCTGGGTACAGCGCTTTATCCGTACGACGCTTTGCGATTGGCTTCTTGTTTGATCGGGCAAATCGCAGAGCTTGCGCTGAAATCTCCTGTTCCGTTGGCGTCATTATTTGATTGCTCGAATCTGCATCGTTTTCCATCCAGCAGACTCCTTCTGGTTGAGTGAGGGCAAAGGCTAACACGCACGGTCCGGGCATCTACGAGCATGGTCTTTTGAAGTTTGTGCAAGTGTGTATGCATTTTATATGCAAATCAGCATTTGCCATTCCAGAAAAGCCCAAGCAATATGCGCGCTATGCAAATACGCAACGTTTCTACCGTCCTACGAGCATTGCTCGATCGCCACGGGATCTCCCCCACGGAGCTTCACCGTCGTACCGGCGTGCCGCAATCCACCCTGTCGCGCATCCTCAGCGGGAAGATCGTCGATCCTTCGGACAAGCACATCTCGAAGATCGCCGAGTACTTCCGTATCAGTACCGACCAGTTGCGCGGGCGCGCGGACATTGCCGCCGCCCGGGACCAGGAGCAGGGCACGCTGCACTCCGAACTCAAGGATATAAGCCTGTGGGACGACGACACGCCCGTCGATGACGACGAGGTGTCGGTCCCCTTTCTTCGCGAGGTTGAATTGGCTGCTGGATCAGGAAGATTCGTCATCGAAGAAAGCGAGAAGGCCAGCCTGCGCTTCGGCAAGCGCAGCCTGCGCCACAACGGTGTGCAGTTCGATCAGGCCAAGTGCGTGACCGTACGCGGCAACAGCATGTTGCCGGTACTGCGCGACGGTGCCACGGTCGGGGTCAACGCCGGCAAGAGCGCCATCGGCGATATCGTCGACGGCGACCTTTACGCCATCAACCACAACGGCCAGCTGCGGGTGAAGCAACTCTATCGCCTGCCCAGCGGGATCCGCCTGCGCAGCTTCAATCGCGACGAGCATCCGGATGAGGACTACAGCTTCCAGGAGATCCAGGAAGAGCAGATCACTATCCTCGGTCATGTCTTCTGGTGGGGCATGTACGCCCGCTAACCCTCCCTGATTCGGAAAAAAACCTACAGCGATGTGGGTTTTTTTTCGCCCTCAAAAAGCCCTCAACCCCTTGAATGGCGGGGGGTTCATGCATCAGTGCAAATTATCATGCATAAATAAATGCATTTGTGCATTGACTGTATATGCATCCATGCATATTCTTTGTCTCAAGCCGGCCGGAAAGGTCGGCGACAGGCAGAGATGCCAGGGGCAACCCACCGCTCTTTAGTGGCACCGCTTCAAAGAACAGGCAGCGATGAACCGGCCTCAACGGTTCAGAGGGTTGGCAACTGACCCGGGTGTGCAGCGTAAAGCACCGTAAGCAGTTATCCGGCGGACAGGGTCGCGGTCGGAGGAACAATTTGAATCGATCCGTACCGCGCCAGTAGCGCCGAAGGATCGGGTGTCCTGCCTGAAGCGCCATTGCCGAAAACGCGAGGGGTTGCGGGGCAGGGCATCAGGACCGCATTACTGAAAAGCCTGGGCGACCGGGCTTTTTGGAATGTCCACCGAACGCGGGCTCCCAAGAGAACTCTTCACTTTGAACGACAAGTCCAAACCATCACCGGCCGATGAATGGCCCTTTTTATTGCAGGAGGCGTGACATGGCGAACGAGCAACAAACGTTGGCGGACATACCTATTTGGCTGGTCGTCGTGCTGGCTGTGGTCGGCGGGGTTTCCGGCGAAATGTGGCGTGCCGACAAGGACGGTGCGCGCGGCTGGGGACTGCTGCGGCGCCTGGTGCTGCGCTCCGGAGCCTGCATGGTCTGTGGCATGTCGACCATCATGCTGCTGTACGCCGCCGGTGTGTCGATCTGGACCGCCGGCGCCTTTGGTTGCTTGACCGCCATGGCCGGCGCGGATGCCGCCATCGGCCTTTATGAGCGCTGGGCGGCCAAGCGGTTGGGGGTCGACGAGGTGCCTCCCCCTGAGACCAAGCCGGAACAATAGCGCGACAGGCGTCCAAACAAAGCGCTCATGACCACCTTGGATATTGCCAATGGATTGGAGCTAGCGGGCCCGAGAGCAGGGCCCAGCCCGCAAGGACGCGGGCTTTCTGGAGGCGAATGATCGCCTGTCGAACCCGCCCATCGGCGGGCTTTTCATTACCCGGTGACCCCATGAACATCACCCCGATCCTCACGCAACTGCGTGATCAATGCCCCAGTCTTGCCAATCACATTTCCACCGGCCTTGATCTCGACCTGTTGCAAAACAGCACCACGCTCCAAACCCCGGCGGCGTTCGTCACCGTGATCGCCGACCTGGCGAGCAAGGACGCCTCACAAAACGACACCCGGCAAACCCTGACCGACCGCCTGGAACTGATCCTGGCACTCGACAGCAGCAACGGCGCACCAGCTTTCGACCAACTTCACAGCCTGCGCGCCGAACTCTGGCGTGCCCTGGTCGGCTTCAAACCCGACACCTTCTACAACCCCATCGAATACGACGGCGGCGAACTGATCTCGATCAACGCCAGCCGCCTGCTCTATCGCCTGCATTTCTTCGCTGAATTCCAACTGGGGCGCAACCGCTCCACGGACCCGGCCGAAACCTGGCACGAGCGTGAATTGGACGGCTTGCCGTCTTTTAGCGGGGTGACGGTGAAGGTCGATGCCATCGACCCGGCCGACCCCAATCTGCACCGCCCAGGCCCCGACGGACGCCTGGAGCTGACTTTTTCAGGAGACGTAACGCAATGACCCAACGCATCACCGTAGTGCCGGCCCCAGGCCGCGCCGTACCGGACCCGGAAGCCGGCGACCTGCTACCGCTCGAAGGCCGTGAAGTGGCCGACAGCGCCTGGTGGCGCCGCCGTCTGGCCGATGGCGATATCACCCTCAACGCCGTGCAAGCGGCACAACCACAGGATGCCCAATAATGGCTATCGGATTCAGCAACATCCCCGCGGACCTGCGTGTTCCGCTGTTCTACGCCGAAATGGACAACTCGGCGGCCAATAGCGCCTCCTCGACCCTGCGTCGGCTGATCGTCGCCCAGGTCAACGACAACGCCACCAGCGCCGAAATCGGCAAGCTGGTGCTGGTCTCCAGTGTCGCGCTGGCGAAAAGCATCGGCGGCCAGGGCTCGATGCTCGCCGCGATGTACGACACCTGGCGCAAGACCGATCCGGTTGGCGAGATCTGGTGTCTGCCGCTGAGCAACACGGTGGGCAGTATCGCCAAGGCCGACCTGAAACTGACCGGCACCGCTACCGAGAGCGGCGTGCTCAGCCTGTATGTCGGTGGTGTACGAGTCCAGGCTGCCGTGGTCAACGGGGCGACCGCCGCCCAGGTTGCCACCACCCTGGCGCTGCAAGTCAACGCAGCGGCCGACCTGCCGGTCAGCGCCGTGGCCGTCGACGGCACGGTGAGCCTGAGCTGCAAATGGACCGGCGACAGCGGCAACGACATCAGCCTGCAGTTCAATCGCCTGGGCAAGAGCAATGGCGAGCAGACCCCGGCCGGTCTGACCATCGTCTCCGCGGCGATGGCCGGTGGCACCGGTGTGCCGGACCAGGTTGCCGCGCTCGCGGCACTGGGCGACGAACCCTTCGAATTCATCTGCCAGCCCTGGTCCGATGTGGCGACCCTGAACGCCTGGCAAGCCGCGATGAACGACAGCGTCGGTCGCTGGTCCTGGTCCAAGCAGCTGTTCGGCCATGTCTACACCGCCATGCGCGGTACTGTCGGCACCCTGGTGGCCACCGGTCAAACCCGCAACGACCAGCACGTGACCATCCTGGCCATGGAACCGGGTGTGCCACAACCGGTCTGGGTCCAGGCCGCCGCCCTGGCCGCGCGTACTTCGGTGTTCATCTCCGCTGACGCCAGCCGTCCGACCCAGAGCGGCAGCCTGCCCGGTATCGACCCGGCCGCGGCCAGCGAGCGTTTCACCCTGACCGAACGTCAGTCGCTGCTCAGCTACGGTCTGGCCACCGCCTACTACGAAGGCGGTTATGTGCGCATCCAGCGGGCGATCACCACCTACCAGAAGAACGCCTACGGCCAGGCGGACAACTCCTACCTGGACAGCGAGACCATGCACCAGTCGGCCTTTATCGTGCGCCGCCTGCAAAGCGTGATCACCAGCAAGTACGGTCGCCACAAGCTCGCCGCCGATGGCACCCGCTTCGGTGCCGGCCAGCCGATCATCACCCCGAGCACCATCCGCGGCGAGCTGATTGCCCAGTACGCCAAGCTCGAACTGGAAGGCCACGTGGAGAACGCTGAGATGTTCGCCGCGCACCTGATCGTCGAGCGCGACAGCCAGGACCCGAGCCGGGTCAACGTGCTGTTCCCGCCGGATTACATCAATGGCCTGCGGGTGTTCGCGCTGCTCAACCAGTTCCGCCTGCAGTACGACGCGGCGGCCTGATCGCCTGCCCACACTGCGTAACCCCAGCCCGCGTGATGCGGGCTTTTCATTGCAAGGAGATACACCATGGGTCAACTGATTGCGGGCACCTGCTACGTCAAAGTGGACGGCGCTCAACTGACGATCAACGGCGGCTGCGAAGCGCCGCTGATGTCCGTCAAACGGGAAACGGTCGTGCCGGGTTTCTACAAGGAAACCGACGTCGCTCCGTCTTTTACGGTCACCGCGTTGCATACGCCGGACTTCCCCCTCCAACAACTGGTCGCCGGCACCGACATGACCGTCACTTGCGAGTTCAGCAACGGCAAGGTCTACGTCCTGGCCGGTGCCTATCTGATCGAGACGCCATCGTCCAAGGGCGATGACGCGACCATTTCGCTGAAATTCGAAGGCGTCAAGGGGACCTGGCAATGACTGATCCAGTGAAGTTGCAGGTGCCCATCGAGGCCCACGGCGAGCCGCTGACCGAACTCACCCTGCGTCGTCCGACGGTGCAGGAAGTGCGAACGATCAAGGCGCTGCCGTACAAGATCGACAAGGGCCAGGACGTCAGCCTCGACATGGATGTCGCGGCCAAGTACATCGCGGTCTGCGCTGGCATCCCGCCGTCGTCGGTCAACCAACTGGACCTGGCCGACCTCAACACCCTGAGCTGGGCGGTGGCCGGTTTTTTCATGAGTGCGGCATCGCAGCCATCGGCGAGCTGATGGCGGTCGCCTATGACCTGGCCTGGTTCTGGAAGGTTGATCCCGAACAGATGATGGCCAGGCCCTTGGATGTGCTCCGGGAATCCCTGGAGCACGCGCAACGGATCAATGCGATGCAGCAGGTGCAGTGATGGCTACGATCAATAACACGCTCATGGCGACCAATAGCCAGACCATTGTGAACATGGCCCTTGTCGTGAATGGCGTCCAGAAAATGGACGACGACATGGCAAAGGTCACCACGAAGGTCCAGGGGTTCAAAAAGAGCCTGGAGGATAGCGGCCTGGGCAAACTGGATGTCTCCGCTGTGCTCAAGGGTAGTGGTTTGGCGGAGCATTTTGTCGCCGGTGTCCAGGCGGCAATCAAGGAAGAAAACAAGCTGGCCGAGGCCCGCAAGGGGGCTGAGGGACCTGAGTTGCCGGACCCCAAACTGGGGCCCACGGCGCAGAATCTGGCGAAGTTGAGTGAGGCGGTCGACAGCGTTTCGGTGAAGTTCGGCCAGGCACTGTTGCCTGTAGTGAATTCCGTAGTGACGGCGCTGGTGCCGCTGGTCAGTACCGTCGCCGAGTTCGTGGCGGCCAACCCGAACCTGGTTCAGGGACTGGCGGCGGGGGCGTTGGCGTTTACCGTCATGCGGGGGGCGGTGACCGGTGTCCTGGGCGCGATGGAGTTGCTCAAGGTTGGCTTCCTGTCTTCGCCGATCGGTTTGGTCGCGTTAGGCATCGCCGTCGCGGCGGGGCTGATCGTCGCCTTCTGGGAACCGATCTCAGGCTTTTTCCTCGGGCTTTGGGACGGTATCAAAAGCATGGCGGCTGGCTTCATGTCGGGGCTGGAAGCGGTGCTCGACTGGTCGCCGATGCCGATGATTATCGCGGGCTGGGAGACGATCAGTGTGTTTTTCGCCAGCCTTTGGGAGGCGATCAAGGCGGTAACCGCTCCGGTGTTCGACTTTTTCAAGGAGCTGTTTTCCTGGACGCCCCTGGGCCTGGTCATGGACAACTGGGGGCCACTGACGGGGCTCTTCGATTCGATCTGGCGACTGCTCAAGGCCTTGGCCGTGCCGGTGATGGACTTTCTCAAGGGAGTGTTCGACTGGTCGCCGCTGGGTCTGATCGTCAATAACTGGGGGGCGATCAGCGCATTTTTCGAGACTCTCTGGGACACGATCAAAGCGATGAGCGCGCCGCTGATGGACTTTCTCAAGGCGGTATTCGACTGGTCGCCTCTGGGGATGATCGTCAATAACTGGAGCGCTATCGGCGCTTACTTCGACTCGATCTGGGCAGCCCTGCAAGACCCGGCGCAGTTGCTCAAGGACTTCTTCCAGAGGTTGTTCGAGTGGTCTCCCATCGGGCAGATCGTTGCCAACTGGCAGCCCATCAGCGAAGTCTTTTCTGCCTTGTGGGAAGTATTGCGAAGCCTGGCGACACCCGTCATGGACTTTTTCCAGACGATGTTCGACTGGTCGCCACTGGGGCTGATCATCAAGAATTGGGACCCGATTGTCGGCTGGTTCGCTGGCTGGTGGAGTAAGTTGCAAACCCTTATCGCGCCGATCAAGGAGCTGTTCAGTGGCGGTTTCGGCAACTTTGTCACCCAGGTCACCGGCAAGGTCGATGGCCTGGCGCAGCAGCAAGAGGCCACGAATGCCAAGGCGGCCAATGGCGGCGGTTCTTCTTTCTGGAACTGGGGAGACTCCTCGACCAGTACTGACTCCGGTCTGACGAGCAACGCCAACGCCCTGGTCCAGCAAACCGCCGCCAACAACCGCACGCAACTCGAAGGCGGCTTGATCGTGAGCTTCAAGGACGCACCGCCGGGCTTGCGCGTCGAGCAATCCCAAACCAATCAACCGGGCCTGGACCTGACGCCTCGCGTCGGCTACCGCTCACTTTCCCTTGGAGGTGCCTATGGCGACTAACTGGCGTGATCGTTTGTTGCCGGCGTCGTTTCGCGGCGTGCCGTTCTGGGTCGACCAGGCGAAAACCCCGGTCGGCCAGAAAGGCCAGTTGCATGAATACCCCCAGCGCGACCAAGCGTTTTTCGAAGGGCTCGGCCAGCAGGCGAAGATCCATGATCTGATGGCGTTCATCGTCGGCGCCGATTGCCTTGAGCAGCGTGACAGCCTGCTCAAGGCGCTGGAGGAGGGTAGCGGCGAACTGGTCCACCCGTGGTTGGGGCGGATGCAGGTCAAGGTCGGCGCCTGCGAAATGACCCAGACCCGCAAGGAAGGCGGGTTGGTGACTTTCAGCCTGAAGTTCTACCCGGACGAACCGTTGCCGTTCCCCAAGGCTGTCGTCAACACCCAGGAGCAATTGCAGGTGGCGTCGGACAACTTGCTCGACTCTTCGGTGGCGCGTTTCGATGGGGCGATGTCGCAGATCAACCAGGCGCGGGTCGGCCTGGAAAACCTGCGCAAGGGGATTACCTTGGCGTATCACGTGATCGAACAGGAGTTGCAGCCGCTGATCGAGACGTACGCGAATATCTACGCCCTGGTTCGAACGATCAAGGAGTTTCCCCAGCAAGTGAGTGCCGCGGTTAAAAGCGTGCTGGGTGAATTCAAGGGATTGGTGGGCGAAGTCAAGAGCGTTGTGGGCGAAGTTCGGGGCTTGAAGGACTTTGCCGTCCAGGGCTATCACGGAATGCTGGCCGACCTCTCGAAACAGGTCGAGGACGCCAAGTCCCTCGACACGTCACAACTGACCATTGGCAAGGACTCCGCCGCGGCCTCACAGGCCACGGTGAACCTGATCCAGGATGCCTTGCTGGCCCAGATATCCCAGCTTGTGTCAATGATACCGGTGGCGACGCCGGCGGTGAAACTGACGACCACCCCGTCACTGGCCCAACAAGCCCAGCAGCCGGTGCAACGGGCCGATGTACCAGTGGTCGACGATGTGCTGGCGCTGCGTGACAACCTCAACGAGGTGATCTGGCAGGCGGCGCTCAAGGCTGACTCGGTGCATTACCAGGCACTCAATAGCGTACGCCAGACGCTGGTGCAGCATCTCAATGCGGTGGCATCCACTGGGGTGCGGCTGATCGACCTGGTTCCCAAGAGCAATCTGCCGGCACTGGTCGTGGCCTACAAGAATTTTGGCGATGCCACGCGGGTGGGGGAAGTGGTGCAGCGCAACCGGATTTCGCACCCCGGTTTCATACCGCCGGTGTCGTTGCAGATATCCCGGGAGTAAGCCATGAACGACATCGACAATGCCGTCGTCCTGTTGGTCGACGGTCTGAGTTATGAGGGGTGGAAGACCATTGAGATCAGCGCCGATCTCGAGCGTCAGTTTCGTACCTTCAAGCTGGGTATCACCTGGAAATGGCCGGGACAGACCGTGGCCGTGCCGATCAAGGCCGGTGCCCGTTGCTCGGTCCTGATCGGCTGCGACCTGGTGCTGACCGGTCACGTCTACAAGGCGCCCATCAGTTATGACGGCAACCAGATCAGCCTGACCATCGAAGGCAGTTCGCTGACCCGGGACCTGGTGGATTGCGCGGCCATCAACCAGCCGAGCCAGTGGCGCCAGCAGGGCCTGTTGAAGATCGTCGAGGCGCTGGCCAAACCCTACGGGGTCAATGTACGTAGTGAGATCGCGGAAACCACCAAGCTGCAGACCCACAGCATCGTGCCGGGGGAAACGGTGTTCAAGTCCATCGATCGGTTGCTGACCTTGTACCGGGTGTTCTCCACCGACGATGCGGTCGGCAACCTGGTCCTCGCCAAGCCTGGCAGCGCCGGACGGGCCACTGATGTGCTGGAGCTGGGCAAGAATATTCTTTCGGCCAATACGGCGAGGGATTACAGCACGGTGTTTTCCGAATACCGGGTGATCGGCCAGCACAAGGGTAGCGATCAGAAAAGCGGCAGTGCGGTGAGTGAAGTGTCCGGGGTGTCCAGCGAGGCGAACCCGACTCGCAAGCGTGTCACGGTGATCAGTGAAAGCGTGCAGCTCACTCCGGAACTGGCCCAACAGCGGGCTGACTGGGAGCGGGCGACGCGCACCGGCAAGGCCCTGGCGACGACCTACAGCGTACAGGGTTGGAGACAGTCCAATGGCGATCTCTGGCGACACAACCTGTTGGTCCGGGTGAAGGATCCGGTACTGGATCTGGATCAGGACATGCTGATTTCCAAAGTGACCTATTCGCTGTCCGCCCAGGGCTCGATCACCACTCTGCAAGTGGCACCGCCGAATGTCTTCGACGCTACCCCGGTGCCTGCCAAGGCCGCCGCCAAGTAGCGGTGCGGTGATCTCTTTAATTCTCTGATTTTGCTGCGACCGTTCCAGCGTCTTCGCGGATAAATCCGGCTCCCACAGTTTTCTGTTGTTCACCCATCTTGTGTACGACGCAACATTCATTGTGGGAGCCGGGTTTACCCGCGAAGGCGGCCTCCCTGACGCACCGCTCGCCCAAGGAACACACCATGAGCCTACTGACACGCCTGCTGGCGCGCGGCACCGTCGTGCTCGCCAACTCGGCCAATAAACTGCAATCGCTGCAAATGCGCCTGACCGCCGGCGAAGTGAACGACGACATGGAACACTTCGAACCCTATGGTTTCACCAGCAACCCGTTGGCCGGCGCCGAAGGCATCGCCGCTTTCCTCGGCGGCGACCGCTCCCACGGCATCGTGCTGGTGGTCGCCGACCGCCGCTATCGCCTGCAGAACCTCGCCCCTGGGGAAATCGCCCTCTACACCGACGAAGGCGACAAGATCCACTTCCGGCGCGGCCGGATCATCGACATTGAAACCGGCACCCTGAACATCCGCGCCAGCAACGCGGTGAACATCGACAGCCCGACCCTGACCCAGACCGGCAAGATCGTCTCCCAGGGCGACCAGGTCGCGGGTGGTATCAGCCAGATGCAACACGTGCACGCCGGCGTTCAGCCGGGCAACGGCCAGACCGGCGTGCCGGCAGGAGGTGCCTGATGTTCGTGTCCGGCAACCTCAAGGCGGCGCTGACCCGTTCGGTGCTGATCAGCCTGTTCACCTGGCGCCGCGCCAACGCCGACGACCCGATCGATGACGATGAGCGTTTCGGCTGGTGGGGTGACAGTTTTCCCAGCGTGGCCGACGACCGTATCGGCTCGCGGCTGTGGTTGTTGCGACGGGTCAAGCTCACCGCACAGACCCAGAGCGATGCTGAATTCTATGCCCGCGAAGCCTTGCAATGGCTGCTCGACGACGGCCATTGCAGCGCTATCGAGATTCAAACCGAACGGCTCGACGCCCAGCGACTGAACCTGCGTACGGTTCTGACCCTGGCCAGTGGCGAGCGCCTGGATATCAACCCGAACCACAGTTGGCAGGTGACTTATGCCGTTTGAAACCCCTTCGCTGCCGGTGCTGATCAACCGCACCCAAGGCGACCTGGCCAGCGATTCGCTGCGCCAGTCCGATGCCCAGGTTCTGGCCCGCACCCTCAGCGGTGCGGCCTTCGGCCTCTACGGTTACCTCGACTGGATCGCCGAACAGATCCTGCCGGACACCGCCGATGAGACGACCCTGGAACGCATTGCCGCATTGCGCTTGCATCAACCGCGCAAGGCCGCCCAGGCGGCCAGCGGCAGTGTCAGCTTCAGCGCGGCGGCAGGAGCGCTGCTCGATGCCGGCACCTTGCTGCAGACCAGTGATGGGCGTAGTTACACCGTGACGCTTGGCGGCGCTACCAGCAGCGGGATCAACACGGCACAGATCCAGGCGCTGGATGCCGGTAGCCTGGGCAATGCGGATGCCGACCTGACACTGTTTCCGGTGCAGCCGGTACAAGGCATCGGCAATACCTTCACGGTGCTGGCGCCAGGCTTGACCGGTGGTGTCGCGGTGGAAAGCGTCGAATCGTTGCGGGCGCGGGTGATTCGCTCCTATCGCATCATTCCCAATGGCGGTGCGGCGGCCGACTACGAAACCTGGGCGCTGGAATGTCCGGGGATTACCCGGGCCTGGTGTCGCGGCAGCTACCTGGGGCCGGGCACCGTCGGTTTGTTCGTGATGTGTGACAACGATCCGGTACCGCTGCCGGATGATGGGCAACTGGCGTTGGTCCAGGCCTATATCGATCCGTTGCGCCCGGTGACCGCCGAGCTACATGTACTGGCGCCGGTGCTGGTTCCGGTGACCTACACCTTGCGCCTGGTCCCCGACACCGCCGCCACCCGCGCTGCCGTGGAGGCCGAGTTACGGGACTTACACGATCGTGAGGGCGGCCTGGGTGAAACGCTGTTGCTGACCCACATCGCCGAGTCCATCAGCAGTGCCAGCGGTGAGCAGGATCACCTGCTGGTCTCGCCGTCTGCCGATGTGCCAGCAGCGACCAATCAGTTGCTGACCTTCGGAGGTTGCGTATGGCTGGAGTAAGGACGGCCGCGCAATACCAGGAACAACTGCGCAGTCTGCTGCCGGCTGGGCCCGCGTGGGATCCGGAGCAGGTACCGGAGATTCAGCAGGTGTTGCTGGGGATTGCCCAGGAACTGGCGCGGGTCGATGCCCGGGCCGTGGATCTGATCAACGAAGTGGACCCGGTAACGGTCAGCGAGCTGGTGCCGGATTGGGAGCGGGTGATGAACCTGCCCGATCCGTGCCTGGGGCCAAATCCGCTGTTCGATGACCGCCGCCTGACGGTGCGTCGACGGTTACTGGCGGTCGGTGACCAGAGCATTGGCTACTTCCTGGATATCGCCCGCAGCCAGGGTTATCCGAACGCCACTGTTACCGAGTTGCAAACCCCGCGCATGGGCCGGGCACGGTTCGGCAAGGCGCGTTTCGGCAGCTGGCAGGCACAGTTCATGTGGACGCTCAATATGGGTGGCCGTCTGCTGATGGGGCGACGTTTTGGCGCGAGTTACTGGGGAGAGCGCTTTGGCGCCAACCCCGGCAGTGCCCTGGAATGCCTGATACATCGTACTGCACCGGCGCACACGCTGGTGCATATCAATTATGACTAGAGGATAGAAACGTGGATTATCCAAAAAGCGTGCCCAGTGTTGGGCTGGTGAATGGACAGTTTGTTGATGAAGACGTGGTCTCAGGTACGCCGGGTTCGCTGATCCCATCGGCATGGGGTAACGCGGTAACCCTTGAACTTCTGAATGTCATCCAAGCATCGGGCTTGAATCCCGATGAGGCCGATTTAACCCAACTCCTTAAAGCCGTTCGTAAGATTGGGCAACTCGATGCCGGTAATTACACCGTTGACACCGGCAGCGCGAATGCCTACATCTGTAGCTTCACGCCAGCAATTACGGCCCGCAGCGACGGGCAGGTCTTGCGCTTCAAGGCCAAGACGGCCAATACGGGGGCTAGCACCATAAACGATGGTATGGGCGTGGCTCCGTTGGTCGGTGGCGCCCATGCCGCGCTCCAAGGCGGCGAACTTGTCGCCAATGGTGATGCCTGGATTCAGTGGAACAACGCTGTTGGCGGCGGCTCGTACATCCTGTTGTTTTGCACCGGAGGTGCCGAACAAATTGCGCCTGCAACGCAAAGCCAACATGCTGTACAGCTTGGTCAAATCGGGCAGGCCACTACCACGCAGTCAGGCATGGTAAAGATCGCAACGGATACGCTGATCGCCGCTGGCACAGACGCTACAACCGCAATTACGCCGCTCGGACTTAAAAATAAATCTCAGGCTTCACTATATGATTCAACACCCTCAAAACTGCTATCTACTGGGGCTTACGGCTGGGGCTCAACTTATTCGTCTGGCCCGTTATACGTAAGTGATTCGACTGGTACCCAGGTAGCTGCAAGCGGCTTGTATCGCTACGATACCTCAACAAATGGCAGGCCAACATTTGGCGTAGGGTTTGGCAGTTTGTTGCAAACGTCTGCCATCTTTGATGGAAGCGGTAATTATGCGACACAACTAGCTATCGATTACGCATCAAACGCGATCGGCTTTCGCCGGCTCACTGGATCGAGTGGTTGGCAGCCGTGGCAAGAGATTTTCCATCGAGGCAATCTTGCTCAAGCCACGACCGCAGTTCCCGGCATTGTGCAGCTCGGTACGGCTGCCGACGTGCTGGCGGGAACATCGACAACGCTTGTGCCGTCGATTGCAGCGCTTGTCAGCGGGCTTCTGGGGACTGGCGGCCGTGCAGCTAGCGACTACATTGTTATTCCTTATATCGATAAGGCGACAGGGGTGAGGAAGAATAAGATTATTCAGTGGACTACTACGCCTCCACTTTCGATCGCCGGATACTGGACGTGGAACTATCCGGTGGCGCTTACGGTCGGCGTGCAAACAATGGGCGGCATGATGATTGGTTCGACCGCTGGCACGTTAGAAGTTGCGGCAGGAGCAGGATTGACTAGCGCTCAGTTTGCCAACGGTACAGCCGGTAGCAATTCCAATCCAGCCTTTGTATTCATTATTGGTGAATAAGTATGAGCGTATTTTTCAGTAGCACGACTCTCGGTTTTTATCCGGCTGAGTTGCTTGACAGTAATTATGCCGGCACACTGCCAGGCGATGTGGTTGAACTGACTGACGATGAAGCGGCGACGTTCTGGAAAGTGGCGCCGCCGCCCGGGAAAGTGCTCGGCGCAGCGTCCGGTCGGCCAGCATTCATCGATTCGCCAGCGCCAACAGCGCAAGAGTCCGCGCGAATTGAGCGCCTCTGGCGCGACGCTGAGTTGAAAACCTCTGACGACATTGTTGCGCGGCACCGGGATCAGGTGGAAGCCGGTGGTGCGACGACGCTGACGGCTGATCAGTACAAGGCACTCCAGACCTATCGCCTGATGCTACGCAACTGGCCCGAGGACGCAGCATTCCCCGACAGCACCAAGCGGCCTGTCGCACCCGACTGGCTTGCCGGCCAGGTCAATAAATAGTCGCCTGTTCAATCAATACCCAGACCACCACCAACCGCCGTGAGCGGTTTTTTTACGCCCGGAGAAAACCATGCCGATTACCCAGCAGCAATTGCTGCAGATCCTCCCGAACGCCGGCGACCAAGCCGGCGTTTTTGTTTCTGCACTCAACACAGCGATGGATGCTTACCAGATCGTCACCACGCAGCGCGTTGCAGCGTTCCTGGCGCAAGCTGGTCACGAGTCAGGCCAACTGCGGTCGGAGGTCGAGAACCTGAACTATGGCGCCCAGGCCTTGGTCGCCACATGGCCAAGCCGGTTTACTCCGGCCCTGGCCGCGCAGGTCGCCCGGCAGCCGGAGCAGATCGCGAACATCGTCTACGCATCGCGTATGGGTAACGGCGATGCAGCGTCTGGCGACGGCTGGAGCTATCGCGGTCGCGGGCTGATCCAGATCACCGGTCGCAGCAACTATCTTCAATGCAGTCTCGGGCTGTTCGACGATGAGCGCTTGTTGCAGCAGCCGGAACTGCTGGAGCGACCGCAATGGGCCGCCGAGTCGGCGGCCTGGTTCTGGGAGCAGCAAGGGTTGAACGAGCTGGCTGACGCCGATCAGTTCAACAGCATCACCCGCAAGATCAACGGTGGCCTGAACGGCCTCGAAGATCGACTGCAAATCTGGGCGCGGGCGAGGGCGGTGCTATGCGCCTCCTCGACCTGATCCCGGCGCCCTGGCGTCTGGGCGTTGTCGTCGCACTGCTGGCCGTGTTGGCCGGCGGTGCGGCGGCCATCGCCTGGCACATTCAGGACTGGCGTTACGGCCTGCAACTGGAGCATCAGGCCCGGTCGCAGGCCGACACGCTCAACCAACTTTCCCTCGCGGCGGCCGCGCAACAGCGGGCCGAGCAGGACCAACGCCTGGCCTTGGAGCAACGCCTCCAGAGCAGCGACCAAACCCATTCAAAGGAGTTGAACGATGTGCAACAGGATCAGGCTCGCCTGCGCGATCGTCTTGCCACTGCTGATCTGCGGTTGTCAGTCCTCCTCGACGGCAACGATCCCTCCAGTGGTTGCGACGTGCCAGCCACCGCCGCCGCCGGCAGCGTGGTTCATGCAGCCACAAGAGCCCGACTTGACCCGGCGCATGCTCAACGAATTATCGCCATCACCGACGACGGCGACCGCGCCCTGATTGCGTTGAGGGCCTGTCAAGCGTATGCCGGGGCGGTCTCTCACTGACATTCGGATGCAATGTCGTGTCTTGAAAGTGTGGTCCGCTCGTGTAGGGTGTTCCCTTGACTCAAACATCGGCCGAGTGCATTTCCCCTGTAGGAGCGAGCTTGCTCGCGATGGTCGTCAACGATAACGCAAGGTATCTGATGCCCGGCGGTGTCCCGGCTATCATCGCGAGCAAGCTCGCTCCTACAGGGGTGGCAGGCCGCACTACCTGGAGAGGAAC